AAGTTTCATAGCGGCGGGGGCGTACACTCGCACAACGTAAAAGCAGCAATAGGTGTATCTGATATAACTTCCAAGTACGGCGAGACTAGCGAAGACAGAGAAGTTTACGACCTTCAGAAAGAACAATATACAAGAAAGTCAGCCACTCCCACTTTTAAATCAAAAGCTGAAGAAGAATTATATAATAAGGGAGTTCAATTTGGTGACACAGAGGTTTTTGCTGACATACTAGGTAAAACAAACTTTAATAAACTTATTCAAGCAGCGGCTAGAGATAGTAGAACATTAAGTGATACTGTAACAACTTTAAGACCGGGTGAGAACGTGGCTAACCCTTTACATAGGAATGCAATGGGGTTATATGCTCAACATGGGCGAGAACCCTACGGTGCAAAATCCATTGAAAATTACAACGAACTCAGAACAGACGTATCGAATAGTGCTATACTAATGAGAAGTCCCGCCGGATTTGGTGGACCTAGCACGGATTATTTAAAACCCCCTATGGCTTATACTGCAACTCTAGCCCATGAATTAATGCACAAGGGGGCAGACATACTAGCAAACGACCCAAACTTTAATCCTAGTAGGTCGTTGGGTGCAATGCAAGGGTTATACGCAAAATTACCCAATATTACTAGATATATAGATGATAAAATAGATTTTGAAACGTATAAAAAAGCAAAAGATGAAAGACGAACTAGCGGAGATGCCGAACATAGGTACATTGCGGCTGTTATAGGGCAAGCTTATCTACGAAGAAATATGGAAAGTGTAGCGGGAGCTTTTGAAAAGTCACAAAGACCCCCTAAAGGTTTTGAAGATTCATTTGGAAAAGTAACAGGCTCTGACCTTGTAAACGAAGCAAAACAGAATATTCTGTATGAAACACGAAGAGTATTTGAAAGCTATTTAACTCCTGCAAACAGGAAACAGTTTTTTGAAGAAAACGGCCTGTTTAAATTAGATTCTGAATATGACACTTTAGATTTAAAAATAGGAAAGATTTGGAACAGAGAAGATGTAAATGAAATTCCGTTTGAAGAATTAGCTGCAGCCTATGATTCTATAAACAGAATTATGGCAGAAGATTACGCAACAGTATTGTTTAAGAACGCGGTAGTAAATAAGCCCGTTAACATCCCCCGTAGGAAGACCTCTCCAAAACCAACCTCTGCAAAAGCACCCTTACAGGATGAAACAGGTGCTGCAGTAGGAAGTCAACCTGCACCCGAACAAAAATATGAACGCGGCTTCCTAGACAAGATGCTAGGTGTAACACCTGCGTACTAATCCGCTGGCTACCCACGAGTTCGTGGCCCCAGCACAACCGACGCGGCTACCCACAGCCATGTGGCCCCGCAAGTGAGGTAAATACAATGGCAAAAGCAAGAGGCCACCGTGCCAACAAAGTAAACGACTCTTTCGGAACAATCAATAACGACTCCCTGTACAAAGGAAAATACCGGGACGAAGTTTACAAAGAAGAAGACGAAGAGTCAAATGTGGAAGCTCAAGACGCTGACCCCGTAGAAGAAGCGGCTACTCAGCAGGAACAGAGCGAAAGCTTCGTAGAAGCCAAGAAGGAATCTAACGAAGACCACGACTACAAGAAACGGTATGACGACTTGAAGCGTCATTATGATTCCAAGGTAGACGAGTTCAAAGGAGAAATTGAAACCCTTAGAAAAACAATGACAGACCGTGCGGCAGAGATGCCACGAGGCGTAACGCCCCCACGAACACAAGAAGAGCTAGATGAGTTCAAGGAACGATATCCAGATGTCTTCGAAGTTGTTCAGACGGTTTCGAGTATGCAGACCGAATCACAGGTTGCAAAACTACGACAAGAACTAGGCACTATTCAGGAACGGGAAAAGGAACTAGAAAAGCAGAAAGCCTACGAGCAACTGCTTCGCGCCCATCCCGACTTCGCAGAATTAAAGGCCGACGAAAAGTTCTTGACATGGTTAGAAGAGCAGCCAAGCTCAATTGCAGATGGTATCTATAAGAATAGTACCGACTCCAAGTGGGCGGCACGGGTCATAGACCTCTACAAAGCCGACACAGGCTTAACCAAAAAGAAGAAGACCAAAGATGCTTCGGCAGCAGACGCAGTTACCAAAACCCCTACTAGGGATGTAAATACGGATGCTATTGGAGATAAGAAAATTTGGAAAGCTTCGCAAATCGCCAAGATGAAACCGTGGGAGTTCGAGAAGATGGAAGCTGAACTCGACCAAGCACGGAATGAAGGGCGAATCGACTTAAACTCCTAAAACCTCAAAAATAGAGAAGGAATGAACCAATGGCGTTCAATAGTGCTTCAGGTTATAATAACCTGCCTTCCGGTAATTTTGCACCGGAAATTTTTAGCCAAAAAGTTCTCAAATTCTTTCGTCGCGCTTCGGTTGTTGAAGACATCACGAACACTGACTACGCTGGCGAAATTGAAAACTTTGGCGATACAGTTCGCATCATAAAAGAGCCGACTGTAACAGTATCCACCTACAGTCGCGGTTCTGTGGTAAACCCACAAGACTTGGCTGATGACCAGATTACTATGGTTGTTGACCAAGCTAATGCGTTTGCTTTCAAAATCGACGACATTGAAGAGCGTCACTCGCACGTAAACTTCGAGGCACTTGCCACCTCTTCTGGTGCATTTGCTCTGAAGCGTAAGTACGACAAGACTGTTCTTCAAGCTATGGCTAACGGTGCAGGTATTGCAGCTTCTGCTGTATCCGGCACAACTCTGACTACTACTGCTGCTGCAGGTACTCTTGGTACTGCTGCTGCACCAATCAACATTGAGACAGACGACGCTGGCATCAACATGATGCTTGCAATGGCCCGTCTCCTTGACGATGAGTCAGTGCCAGAAGAAAATCGCTGGTTTGTTGCACCACCAATCTTCTACGAGAAGGTGTTCCAAGCTGGAAATAAAATTGCTGAAGTACAGGTTACTGGCGACGGTACCTCACCACTTCGCAACGGTCTTGCAACTGTTGGCACACTCGCTGGCTTCCGTTGCTACAAGTCAACTGCGCTTAACAGCACAGGCGGCACAGACCAAGTTACTTTGACAGACGCATCTGCAACCCTCGCAACTGATGGTTCTGAGAACATTGTTCTTGCAGGTCACATGTCATCCACCTCTACTGCTTCGCACATTGCGAAAACAGAAGTGGTTCGTTCAACTGAATCGTTCTCCGACGTTATTCGTGGACTGCATGTTTTTGGGCAAAAAGTACTTCGCCAAGAAGCAATCGTTCGCGGCGTTGTAGACTTCGCATAAGGGGGGCTAGATAAATGGCTACTTACAACGTAACTGGTGCCGTAGCTGGCATCCCTCTTGGTAAGAAGATGCAGACTGTTGAGGTTATTCTTGACTTCACGTCTACTAATCTTGCTGTTGGCGACATCGTTAACGTCTTTGAGATTCCAGACAACACTCTGGTCTTGATGGCAGGTATCGAAGTGTATCAGGCCGCATCTACAGGCTCACCTACAATTGACATGGGTGATGCTGGTGCAGCAGACACTTGGGTAACTGATGTTAGCGGTTCTGCCGTTGCACAGGAGTTCGGTCAAACTGCAAAGCTGTATACTGCAGCAGACAACATCGACATTATAGGTGTTGCTGCTACATTCGATGGAAAAATCCGTTGTATCGCAGTGATGTGTGATTTGGGTGACCCCGGAACAGGCGCACCGTTTGCCTAAGTAATATTGGGGGGGCAGGGTAACTTGCCCCCTTGACTCTTTATTTATTTTGTGATAAAAGCAGGTAACCTTGCCGGGGGTAAATACACATGGCAGCTAAGAAATCAAAAAGCCCAAAGCCAAAGAACGCAGCATTGTACTCACGGGTCAAGGCAGAAGCTAAACGTAAATTTAAAGTATATCCAAGCGCATATGCAAATGCTTGGCTAGTTAGAACCTATAAGAAGCGCGGCGGGACGTATGCCTGATGGCGAAACCACAGGGCGGCTTAACTAAATGGTTCAAGGAAGACTGGCGGGATGTAAAGACTGGCAAGAAGTGCGGTCGCTCCGGTAAGGATAAAAAGAAACGTCCCTACCCAGCCTGTAGTCT